ACAATACTAATGCCACAGAATCTTAGTTCCTTTCTATACAATCAAATCGTCAAACCGATTGAATCGGGTGGTTTGCTGTATAATGCTGCGGAACCCACAACAGTTGTAGCGGCTGCTGCAACTGGCACAATAAATTTAGATATCAATACGCAATCTGTTTTGTATTACACGTCAAACGCTTCCGCAAACTGGACGACTAATTTGCGGTATTCTTCCGCAACACCTATGAACTCATATCTTGCAGTCGGTCAATCCGTGACATGCGTATTTATGGTTACACAGGGTTCTACTGCTTATTACAACAACGTTCTTCAAGTAGACGGAACCTCCGTTACCCCAAAATGGCAAGGTGGTACGGCTCCATCTTCAGGCAATGCAAGTGCTATTGATATTTACACTTATACTGTCATTAAAACGGCAGACAGAACGTTTACCGTATTAGCATCTCAAACAAAATTTGCGTAAGGAAATATGCCATGCCAGTCAAATTAAATGGTTCCACATCTGGATATACGCAAATACAAGCAAACGCTACGGCTGGAAACAATACTTTGACCCTTCCTACTGTAGATGCGGCAACAATTATTGCAACAACCGCAGTTTCTTCTTCAACTACTAACACGGTAACTAATAAGTTGGCGATTAGCATCAATGGCACAACTTATTATCTTCTTGCCTCTACATCGGGGACATAATCATGACCGTAACAATTTCTGGGACAACCGGTATAGCGGTTCCTTTAGGTTCTAATGGAGCTCCCTCCAACACAAATACATCAGATTCAACAACGGGTATTTATTTCCCCGCAAGTAATACCGTTGCCATAACAACGGGTGGAACTAACGCCATTACAATTAATTCGACACAAGCATTGGGTTTGGGTTCCTCTCCATCTTATGGAACAAGCGGGCAAGTTCTTACATCTTCTGGATCCGGTTCAGCCGCTACATGGACAACACCAGTAGGGATTGGAACTTCTAATACTTTTACGGGTACGCAATCGTTTACCGGTTCTACCAGTGCTTTGGCCGCAATTTTAACTAATGCCGCCGAAGTAATAACTGTATCCGCAACAGCCGCTACAGGAACAATTAATTACGATGTAACAACACAATCTGTACTGTATTATACAACTAACGCCTCGGCTAATTGGACCGTTAATTTTCGTGGTTCTTCTGGCACTTCATTGAACACATTGATGTCAACAGGGCAATCTTTAACGGCTGTATTTCTTGTGACTCAAGGTTCTACCGCTTATTACAACAATGCTGTAACCGTAGACGGAACCTCCGTTACCCCAAAATGGCAAGGGGGAAGCGCCCCTTCTTCTGGGGACGCGTCCTCTATTGACGTATATACTTATACGATTATAAAAACAGGCAGTGCCGCCTTTACAATTTTAGCGAGTCAAACTAGGTTTGCATAAGGGAGTCATGTAATGCCTACTATTATTACACGGGGTGCCGCATCCGCAAAAGCATTTGGATTTACTGGCGGCAGAGCTTCGACTCCAGTGTCATCACAAACATATGCTTCCCCCGGTACATATTCATGGGTTGCCCCAACAGGGGTTACATCTGTTTCAGTCGTTGCCGTTGGTGGTGGCGGTGGTGCATGGTCTGCGGGTAATAGGGGAGGTGGTGGAGGTGCTTTGGGGTATTTGAATGGATATTCAGTAGCGCCCGGAAATTCATACACTGTAGTAGTTGGAGCCGCTGGAATTGGTTGTTCCGGTAGTTCGGGTGGCCAAAGTTATTTTGTAAATACATCAACACTTCGTGCTGGTGGAGGTATTACTGGTTGTGCTGGTGGAACTTACACTGGAACAGGCGGCGGCAACGGCGGGTCTGCATATGGCAGCGCTGGCGGTGGCGCTGGCGGGTACTCTGGTAATGGTGGCAATGCTGCGTGCACTTATGGCTCTGGTTGCGCCGGGACTGGCGGCGGTGGCGGCGGTGGCGGTCAGTCTGTTTGGTCCGGCACAGCGGCATCGGCAGGTGGTGGCGGTGTAGGTATTTTTGGGCAAGGTGTTAGTGGCTCGGGTGGATCTGGTGGTGTTTGCGTTGCAATACCCGGAGGTGGTGGCGGCGGGTCAGGTGGAAGGGCTGGTTCTTACTGCAGCGGTGGTGGCGCATACGGTGGTGGTGGAGCAGAAAAGTTGGCTACTGGGGCCACAACTCCAGCATCAAATGGTGCAGTTCGAATTGTATGGCCCGGCTCTACCCGTTCATTCCCTTCAACATGCGTAAGTGCAACCGGTGAATATGGTTCAGCTATTTTTGCTGGAACGCCCGGTACATATTCATGGATTGCCCCAACAGGGGTTACATCTGTTTCAGTCGTTGCCGTTGGTGGTGGATCAGCAGGGGGGCAAGGAACTTATGTATGTTGCGTTATAATTTCAGGGGGCGGCGGGTCCGGCGGGGGGCTTGGATATAAAAACAATTATACTGTTACACCCGGCAATTCTTATACAGTTGTTGTTGGGTCCGGAGCATTGCCCGGCACAGGTGCTGGTGGCAACAGTTATTTTGGTAATTTATGCACCGTTTCAGGCCGTGGTGGTGGCGGTGTAACATTTGGGTGGATTTCCGGCAATGGTGGAACTTATACTGGGGATGGCGGTGGCAATGGCGGCAAAGGCGCAAATGGCGCTCAACCATGCATAGGTGGCAGCGGTGGCGGTGGGGCCGGGGGGTATTCAGGAACCGGCGGAGCAGGTTCCCAAACATCAAATGTTGCTGGTTCGGGATCTGGCGGTGGCGGTGGTGGTGGCCGTGGTAATCCAACTTCGACGCGGGGTGGCGGCGGCGGTGGTGGTGTAGGACTTTTTGGGCAAGGTAGTAATGGTGCCGCCGGGTCTGGCTTTGGATTAGGTGGCGGGGGTGGGTCTTGTGGTGTATCTGGCAATAATTACTCCTCATCAAATGGTGGGCAAGGTGGAATATATGGTGCAGGCGGCGGGGGGAAAGCCGGAGTTTTCTGTGCCGCCAGTGGGGGTAATGGCGCAAATGGTGCAGTCCGTATCATCTGGCCCGGATGTAAACGATCTTTTCCTTTAACATGTGTGGGGTATCCTTAAAATGCCAATGGAATTATATATTCAAGTTCGTAACGGTCAGCCGTTTGAACACCCAATTTTTGGTGACAATTTTCGTCAAGCCTTTCCCAGCATTGATGTATTCAATTTACCACCTGAATTTGCTGTGTTTGAACGGGTGCCACAAAATGTAATGCCCGGCCCATTTGAAGTGGCTGAAGTCAGCTATCAGTGGTTTGATAAGATCGTCAAAGACGTATGGTCTGTTCGCCCAATGACGGATCAGGAAAAAGCTACAAAGATTGCTGAATATCAAGCAAACAAACCATTCCCGTCTTGGACGCTTGACGAAACAACATTGACATATTCTGCGCCAACGCCTAAACCGCAGGACGGTAAATTATATCGTTGGGACGAACCAACATTATCTTGGATTGAAATAACACCGCCACCCGCACAATAAGGGGTTATGATGATAAAAAAAGAGCAACTTGATGTCGCGTACCATTTTCCGTGCGCGATTTATCTTATTGAAAAACCAGAGTTTATAGAATCTGTTTTGGCAGTAAGTAACGAATCATTAGAAAAAAAACATAAAGAACGGGACATGGATGAAATCTATCCCGTTTACATGTCTGATAATTTCCCTTTCGACCTTCGCGTCCAAGAGTTTGCAGGATATGTCGGATCTACCGCATGGAATATCCTTAATGAGCAAGGGTATGATATGCAAAACCTTGAATTGTTTTTTACGGAAATGTGGACGCAAGAGCATTACAAGCACTCCTCAATGGAGCAGCATGTTCATGGATACGGGGCGCAGATTGTTGGGTTTTATTTCCTAGAGGTACCGGAAGGTTCTTCCCGCGTTATCTTTCATGATCCTCGCGCCGGTAAAGTTCAAAATGACTTGCCGGAAAGGGATCCTAATAACGCCTCTATCGCAAGTCGGATGATTAATTTTGAACCAAAACCGGGTTTGTTGATGTTCACAAACTCTTGGCTCGCGCATTCGTTTACACGGCATGCATCTGATAAACCTATAAAATTTGTGCATTTTAACTTAAATGTGCAACTTGCGAATGCCGCATCTCCAGCGGCTGAAGTCGTATGAACAAGTACTCCATAAGGTTTAATAAATCCCGTGGTCAAAATGGCCGCGGGACCGTTGATCATGTGTGGAGAGTGTTTGAAAATGATGGGAAAGAGTATCTTTTTAAACATTTGGATATAACGTGCCCCATTAAAAGCGAAAAGGACAAAAGCGGAGGGGATTGGAACATTGTTTGTTATGGATATCTAACGGCGGACCGTGAGACTTCGACCGCAATTATTATTCCAAATGAACCTTTAAAACCGGAATAAACTACTGTATAATTTGTGGGAACTTGGTCCTAATGGGTGATGCATGTCCGGCACATTAAAAGTAACAACACTGCAAGATGGCGCATCATCCTCCGCCAATATAACATTTGATTCGTCTGCGGGTGTCGGAATTGGGGGATCTGCGCCCAATGCTTCCGCTATTTTGGATGCACAATCAACGACACGTGGTTTGCGTCTCCCCAATATGACGACAACACAAAAAAACGCCATTTCTTCTCCTGCCGCTGGTTTATTGGTTTTTGATACCACCTTGGGTAAAGCTTGTGTTTATACGGGCTCCGCGTGGCAAACGATTACGTCTTCTTAAAGGAACAAAACATGAACAGCCCCATCAATCTCGAACATACGATTGAAGAGTTAAACGCAATCATTCATGCGTTGGCGGCAAAACCATACGCTGAAGTCGCGGACTTGATTCACAAAATAAAAATTAAAGCGGAAGAACAAATTGTAAACGCTGCTAAAGCCGTTGAAACTGAATTTACTCCTGTTGATCCGCCAAAGGAATAGGCCATGACAAATGATCATGAATCAAGTTTAGTCATTGATACGGCGGTAGCGGGGGGCGTTATGACGATGCCCCTTTGGGCTGTGAGCCTGAATGAATGGCTTCACTTCATCATGACAATCATGGGTTTCTTCCTTATCCTTTATCGTTTGTATGTGTTGGCAGCGGACATCAAAAAAAGCAATATGAAGCCTGACTAATAAGGAAATAGATTATGAGCGGGCTTACTTACTCCACATATGTCACCCAAATCGCGACGATGGCGGTTGTTCCCACGTCTGATCCAAACTTTCAAACGATCCTTCCGTCAATGATCGACTACGCCGAATTGCGTATGCAGCGTGATTTGGACTTTTTGAATACGGTATCAAGCTCCTCATACACCCCCGCAACGACTGGCCCGACACTATCCCTGTCCACAAACACCACGAATTACCCATATGTCACGGTGCAGAATATTGCTGTAGCGGACCCTACAACGGGGTTTACGAAGCAGTTGACGCCCGTTTCCAAAGAGTTTGTGTATAACGTTTACCCGATTGGATCCACAACTGGATTGCCCGTTTATTACGCTCCCTTTGACGATAACGTGTATCTTTTGGGTCCGCAGCCGGATCAGGTTTATACGTATTCTGTCGTGGGGACACAGCGGTTTGTGTCGTTGTCGCCCACAAACCCAACGACCTTTATTAGTCAATATTTGCCGGATATCTTTATCATGGCATCCATGATTTACATCTCCGCGTATCAACGCAACTTTGGGAAGTTGAATGACGATCCCCAGATGGCGCAAACGTATGAGAGCCAATACATGACGCTTCTGAGGGGCGCGTCGGTCGAAGAGGCCCGCAAGAAGTTCGAGGGCTCCGCGTGGTCTTCTATGTCTCCTGCTGTCGCTGCAACTCCGACGAGGTAACAGATGCCTCATGCAGCCCTTACAATGGTTCCCGGAGTCGATTTAGTCAAAACGCCCGCATTAAACGAGGCGGCTATTTCGTCATCCAATCTCATTAGATACTTGCCTGACCGGCCCGGTGTTGCGTTTCCGCAACGATTGGGTGGTTGGGTGCAGTATTATAACAGCCCTATTGCTTATACTGTTCGCGCATTGAAAGGGTGGGAAGATTTATCCGCTAATAACTGGTTGGGGATTGGTACTACGGGCGGTGTGTACGCGTTAAATAACAATACCCTATATGATATTTCCCCTAAAACCGCGACAACAAACCATACGCCAAACATTGCAACAACGTCCGGCTCTACAACTTTCACAATCAATGATACCGGAAGCAGCACAAACGTATTCAGTTACGTGTATTTTAATACGCCCGTCAGCGTTGGGGGGACTACGTTAACGGGTGTGTACCCGATTAATACGGTTGCCAGTACGGCTCAATACACAATTTTAAGTTCCCCTGCCGCTACTTATACGAACGTAGAAACCGCTACAATTACTAATGCATCTCCCGCTGTCATTACGGTAGCGTCTGCGCCTGTCACGGGGACTGTCGTTACGTTTTCAACGACAGGTACTCTTCCGACTGGCATTACGGCGGGTACGCAGTATTTTGTACGGAACATTAATTCCACAACCTTTAACATATCAGCAACACCCGCTGGTTCTTTAATTAATACGTCATCTGCTGGGTCAGGAACGCACACCGCGACTTTCCCGGGGCAGGTTCCTTATTTTACGACCGCTAACGCATCTCCAACTATTTCCGTTTTGTTTCCCAATCACGGGCAGTCAGTTGGCANTACATTTTCCGTAACAGTCCCCACAACATTAGGCGGGTTAACTCTTTCTGGGTTATACACTGTATCAACGGTTACGGATGCAAATAACTTTACGTTTACGGCGGGTACCCTCGCATCCAGTATCGCGTCATCGTTTGAAAACTCCGG